GAATCATCTGTGTTACTTGGAGATCGTAAAGTACCTGAACAGCCTCATCGCGATCGTCTCCCAGAGTCTGCTCGTAGGCTTCTGGCGTGCCTTCTGACCATTTCGAGATGGTGTTGAAGTCAATCTCATCTCCTATCGTGACTACTTCATGCGGCTTAAACTTGGCTATAAAACTGGCTAGATTCTTGACTGCGTGTCTATCGTGGAAGGGAACCTGTAGGTCACTCACTATGACAATGCGCTTCATTTAATCCTCGTCGTCGTCCTCATAGGGTAGGCGATCCACTCGGTCGGGGATCGATGGCAAGATCCAGTCAGGGTAAGCATCTCGCTCTGTAATGATTGCAAGGCACATATCAACGGCAAAGCCTGCACGTCTTAAGGCTCTGTACATCTCATGAAGGCTAATAGCCCATGCGTCTAGCTGTGAGTAGGTGTCGAGATCGATGACTTTCTTTCGTGCCATGTCAAAAATTATCGCTCTAACAGGATGTTATAAATCTCATCGACACGCGAATTAAGTCTTTTAATTTCAGACAGTAGGTGAGTAATGACGTAGCCTGCAAGGCCACCGATCACAGCAAGGCTTGCAAAGTAAAGAGTGAAGAAGTTTTCTTGAGTCATTCTTTCCCGACTCCGAATGAGGCATCGTTAGGATTGAGCCAGCGCAGAATGACGGGTGCTACTGCTGCCGCGCCTGCCATCGCTAAGGTCTTAGGATCTGTTACGCCTGCCATGTATAGCGCAAGGGCAGCGGCCAAGAATGATCGAGCCCATGATGCTGCTAGTGATTTTGCTTGCTCCATTAGTTTCCACCTATCATCGGTATAGTAAAGAATGAACTGTCTTCGTCGCCCTTAATAGTGAAGCTGATATGCGCGTGATGATTATGCTTATTGATCCCATCATAAGGACGCCAAGCCCAAGCCTTTTTAGATGAGGCGATCTTTCCGTCAAAGATGATGTAACTGATTCTCTTATCGCCAGACTTTGCCAGTGCTCGAATTTGATCGACCAAGTCAGGCATGACATCGGGCTTCCGGCCTTTGCCGTTAAGGTCGCGGTCAACATCGATGGCACGAACCCATCCTTGTGCATCTGGATTATGATCAGACTTGCGTGCAGCGTGTCGAGTGTCGCCGATCCAGCCGTCCGAAGTTCTATCTCTATCGGGGAATGCATCATCAATCTGCTCGCGTAGTTGGATCGCTGACTTACTCAGGCGCGGCTTCACAGGCTACACACTCCCATTTCTTTAAATCGCTAAGTGTAAGTTCTGGATGATTGCAAGGTACGGGTGCGATGAATGCATCATCGATTGGATCGTAGGTATAACCAATCCCTGCATAGTTATAGCGAATGTTTCCGTTGTAGCTAGTGCGCTTGCAGACTTGACCTCTTACCTCTGAATAGGCTTGCTCCCAGTCAGTAATGCCATCAACTTCTTCCCACTCGTCACGTCCGGGAATGACTTCTGTGACGATGTTATTCTCATCGAGAAATGCGTAATGTGCCATCAGACTGTCACTGTTCCCGTTCCCGCTGTAAATTGATAGACGCGATAGCCTGCGCGAGTTGGCTGTGTATAAACTAAAGTCCCACCTATCGAGCTGAGAGGTGCGAAGGTGTCTGGATAAGCAAGAATAACAATTCCAGAACCGCCAGAACCTGCGCCGCCGATATTGTTCACGCCACCATCGCCGCCGTTGCCAGTATTGACTGCTCCTGAATTGATTGGGCCAGTTGCATAATTACCTGCACCGCCAACTGATCGAGTGACTGAAGTGCCATTTATTGAAGAAGCCAATCCTGCGCCACCTGCGCCTGGAGTATTGCTAACTGGAGAACCGCCGATTGCACCAGCTCCACCGCCACCTGCTGATGCAGATGCCGTGCTCGGACTGTAATTACCACCTGCGTTGCCTTGTCCTGCTGGAGAAGCAGCTCCACCATTATTTGTTGAGCCTGTTCCTGTGTATGCACCGCCGCCACCAGAACCGCCAGCCGTACCACTACCAGAAGACTGGCGACCACCAGTGCCGCCGCCTGTTGCAGTTATAGATGAGAATACTGAATCAATGCCATTAGAACCTTCACCGCCACCTGCGCCTACTGTGACAGTAAATGATGCACCAATCGAGAAACCTGTTGATGTGAGATATCCACCCGCACCGCCGCCGCCAGTGCCCGTGTTAGTAAATCCACCGACTGCAACGCCTCCGCCTGCTCCGCCTGCAATTACTAGGTAATCAACCGAAGTAGGCTTTACAGCTCCTTGGCTTTGAGTGATAGATGCGATTGCGTTGGCGATCATTACCCAATAGCCCCGACGACGTACCAAGTATCGGTGGCAGTCTTAATGCAAGCTGCTGACTTATATTGAGCCAAAGTAGGAGCAGCCGCTACCGCGCCAGCTGAAAGGATTGTGGTTGTGCCAGATGTAACCGCTGAGATCGTGCAGACGCCTGCGCCGATATTTAAGACTGTGAGGACTGTACCGATAGGGAATGCTACTGATGCATTTGTAGGGATTCTATAGGCAATCGCTGTCGCCTTGTTCATAAGCTCTACTACCTGATAGGCATCGGCAATTACAGCCGTATAGTCGGCAGTCTGAGCTGCGCCTACTGTAAAGGCTACTAGGCCGTTATAGTCTGCCGCTGTAAAAATATCGCCTGTTGTCGCTGGAAAGCCTTCTGCCATGATTTTCTCCTAGTATCCCATTATGGATTGTCCGATTATACCGTAAGTACTGCTTCCGATGATGAAACCTTCCACAATCGGCTCTAGCGTCGTGACCGTACACTTCATAGAGTTCGGTGTGATATCCCATGCCAAGCCCTGCACTTGCAAGGTCTTGACAATTGTCGAGCCGTCTGGCTGGACGTTAGTGATCTTGACGTTATCAAAGTAATCTAGCCCGATCATTGTGTCAGTCGGTACATCTGTATCTAGTAGATCGACCGTCATGGCATCGATGCGGATAGTTGTCTCAGCTCTAGTTGCCACATATATTTTGGCTATGTCTAACACTTGAGCATCTGTCTGAGGGATCATGTCTGTAATAGTTGTGCCATGAGGGAAATACTTAGCCGATGAATCTGTGTTGACAGAAGTCTGTGCTGTGCCGCCTATGCGTGTCATGCTGGCTTGATTTACGATGAGCTTGTCATCGAAGGCGTACTTTAAGTCTGAGTAGGGAATGCCTGTTGTCTGGTCGAACTCTATAGGTGCAGCCGCTAAAGATCCCACAACATCGGTGCGATCCTTAAACTCTGCTGTGCCATCTGTGCGGATAAAGAATGCGCCCTGCTCTGCGAACTCGGCCGCCTTAAGAGCTGCAAGGGATGTGCGAGCTGTTGCCGGATCTGCCTGGACTGTCGTCGATCCTGTGTCGGTAATACGCATTGATGTTGGAAATGAGACTTGATCGAGGATCTTGCCAATGCGAGTGCCAGTAGTCTGTCCAGCAGTTGCATCTGTGATTGTAGAGACGTTAGCCATTTGAAAAAGTCTAAATGCATCGGAGCAGATGATATCGACGTAGCCGATCTCCTGTCCTGTTGGATAATAATACTTATACTGATCGACATAACCTGAGAATAAAAAGTGCTGAGTAGTTGCAGTAGTAGCAGCGACACGGATCTTGCGGAGTGGAGTCAGATAGCCGAAGTAGGGACTGGATACATTCTGAGGGTTGAAGTAAGAGTCAGGGTCTAAGACTCGAACTGTGCAGTTGCCAGACTCGTAGGTATCTCGCATGATGTTGCGGCCTCGACTGATCTTGATTGATCGAGTGACATCGCTGAGATCGACTACTGGCTCAGGTACTTCTGAAGCTGCAAAGGTGCTGACTCCTATGACGCCGTACTTGGCATCGCCAATAGTAAAAGGATAGCCGAACGTAGCGCCTTGGCTAAAGTCGAACGATACCGAGATAGTTGCTGGAAGTGTCATTCGATCGCTACTGCGCCCTTATTGCGTGATCGATTAAGTGATCCGAATGTGCCAGATAGTGAATCATTAACCTGAGTCTCAGTAATGATCGAAGTCAATTCTTGTCCATCAAGCACGACTTTTACAATGGTTTGATTGCCGCTAGATTCTGCCGCAGCTTGAGCCGCTTCCGCTTTTCTTTGTGCTTCCTGAGCCGCTAAAAGAGCATCAAGTAATTCTGATGTGGCATCTGTTGTCTGGGCTGGAATTGTCTGCGGTGCATTGATTACTGTTTCAGGTGATACCCCTAACGAAGCTGCCGTGTAGGCCAGAACGTCGGCAGGAATTACCCAATTACGAAACGGATTTGGAGCTTCTGGGGTAGCAAGAAGCGCAGCCTGTAAAAGAGCGTTGCGCTTGACTGCTGCATCTAACTCGGCTGCTAGTTTAGTTGCAGCCGCGTCATTCTTATCAAGAAGGGCAAGCTGTAGATTTAGAGAAAGTCGATCTGTCTCGCTGATCTTACCTTTGAGGGCAGCCATCAAGCCAATGCGTACTATGTCTAAAGTCTGCGTAGCCCTATCTAACGCCGCTTTTTTCTTCAGGTCTGCCATTGATTTCTTTTGTAATGCTAATAATTCTTTTTGACGCTTGAGTGCATCTGATTCAGCCTTTTTTAATTTATCTTGTTGCTCTTGCCAGACAGAGCCAGCCAGTACATTGGTACTTGTAAGAGGTACGGCTAAACGAGCGACGTCAAATATTTTTTTAACTTCGTCTGTTGATGCGCCTGTAAATAGCCCTTTAACTACTAGGATAAATCTAGAAACTGATCCAACGGCATTTCCAATGGCTGTTGCAACGGAATCAATTTTGTTAATAAAGTCATTTGTATCGCTAGAATTAGTTACTGTGATCAAGGCGTCTATCAGGCTTTTACCAATAGTCTCGCTTGCTTCTCCAGCGGCTACGCTTAGCAGAGACATCTGGCCTGCATATGTTTCAAGCTGCGCGGCATTTGATCCGCCGAAGGTTTTATTTAATAGTTTCTGAATCTCTAGATAACTCGCAGATGTTAACTCTGTTTGAGTTAGACCTAGATTATACTTTCTTAAGCCTCTAGTCTGACCTGTATATGCACGACCGATATCGGATGCGACTGTGGCTACGTCAATACCTGTCGCAGCCGAGACGTCTAAAGATTGACTTAAAATCTTTTGAGACTCTGAGACTGATCCTGTTATCTGAAGAAGGGTCTGCATCGCTGGTCGGAGTTGTGAATCTGTAACGCCCGACATGCGAGAAAGTTTGTCGATGTAATCCTCAATAGCCGGAGCCTCGAAGGCTATGCCTAGATTCTTTACTACTTGAGCTAGACGAGTTGCTTCTCTTTGATCTTCGAGAAATGCCTTAGCAGCTTGCTTGCCGAACTTTACAATAGCGGCAGCGCCAAGGCCAATGCCTGCTGCGCCTGCTAGTTTCTTGACGGATGACTGTAATCCTTTTACGCCTTTGTCAGCATCCTTGATACCTTTGTTATCAAAGATTGCGGCAATGCGAATTGCTAGACTTGTATTCGCTGACATTAGCGACCTCTATAATCTCTACTTGCGCCTTTAGTAACTGCTAAGGCTGTCCGCATTGACTTCTCGATAGCCTTTAGTACGGCTGCATTAGTCTTGCCTTGATCTTCTGCCCATGCTCTAAATAATAAACGGCCTTTAGTCTTACGGGTACGACGTCCTGCTGCGCTTCTTTGCTGGCTATCTACTAGCGGTGGCAATGCGTCGATGAATTGACGGCCTGCATTAGGGTTGGCAGATTTGTTAACTTTGCCAGAAGTGTCAACGTAGCTGCTAAACACTCCACGCGTTGATGCTTGAGTGGGCTGACCTTGAGGATTCTTGCGGCCTGCTGTCTCATAGATAGCGCCTGCGGCGGTCTTATTGAATATAGTAGCGATCGATCTAAATCCACGCTTATTAGGCTTTGATGCAGCTGTACTATATCCAATGCCGCGCTTTACCTCACTGCTGCGAAAGACTCTATTCTCCCAGATACCGACAGCGTTACCCCATCCAGATAACGGTGCATCGCTAGGAACGAATCCTCTGGCTTTGACTGCCACTACCTTGAGAAGGTTTCTGATCTCCTTCTCGGTTTCTTTAGCCAGAGCAGGCTCAACTTTTCTAAGTGCCTTGCGGAGTTCAAGTGCGCCGCTTACTTCTGTAGGCATCCTGTTGCTCCTTCGCTCTGTCTTTCAATGCTTTCAGTAACATCTGGAGCATCGATGAATCTAAATCGATTAAAAGTTGTGGAGCGATAGCCGTCTCAATGCTCAAGCGAGCTATGAGATAGTGGATGCTATCGCTGCCTAGGCCAAAGGGTCAGACTCTGCAACCTCTACACTCTTAAGAGTTTCAAGGAAGTCTGCGCCGAATGGCTTGACTGTGACTCCACTTAGTCGAAGGCCTTCCCATGCAAGCCAATAGACATCTGACTGCTTCTCATCATCGCGGAATGCTTTGTGAAATCCCTTTTTAGCATATAGCTCGAACGCGTACTCAAGTCGAGGAGTGATCTCGATCTCGGTGACGCTGTTGTCTGCCATCGTGACTATTAACTTTGCCATGCTGTGCCCCTTTGTTTAGTTAGTTTAGAATGTGCCTGTAGTGGCAACTGCAACAGTACCAGAGACATTGAAGGTGAGGCTCTGCATTGAGAGATCGCCTACTGCGCCGTTGATGTCTGTTGTGTTGTTGATCAAGCATGTCATTGTGTAAAGAGGGTTAGTCGCAGATACTGCGGTTCCCTTTTCCTGAAGTAGAACGATAGGGACATTAGTTCCCCATGCAGCTTGCAATGTCGCTAGGACGTTAGCTGCTGCTGTGTCGTTAAGGAAGTCAATAGTGACCGATGCGGCTTCTAGACCCTTTACATACTTATGGCCTGAGTCTCCCATTGCGGTTACTTCAAGCTCATCGAAGGTGCGATTAAGTGTTACAGCGGTAACGTGATCTGAAAGATCGACTGAGTTAACCTTCACGCCGACCTTGTTGCTCATAAATACAGCCATGAGATTATTCCTCGTCTTTCTTAGTAGTTACTGGCTTAGGTGTTGATGGTGCTACCTGCCCGATCTTGATCAGGAAGGCTTCTTGCTCTTTTTCCCACTCGGACATTTTAGCTCCAACTCGTTAGGACTGAGATATTGATATTGCATGTTAGTAGATCACCTGAAGCGGCATTGAGTACGGCTGGAGCCGATACCTCTGTGACGTTGTAGGTGTATGAAGATGCCGCTAGCAAGTTAAACACTCGCACTACGTCATCCTCAATTCCGTTTAGATTGCCCTCGTTATCGAGAAGCGGCACCATGATTGAGATGGTGAAGTTAGCCATTGGTGAGATGGATGCATGCCATCCGTTAGACGGCGAAATGTAAGGATCGCTAGGGCTGACTATGACGCTGTTGGCAATCACAGTAGCAGGCGGAAATGAGAAGACTGAATACTTTGTGTTATCTGTAAGAGCTGCTGCGATACCTGCGCGGAGTGTTGAAATGGCGGCCATTAGCCCACCATCGATCTCGGATCAAGATACGGGGCAAGCAAGCCACGCACACGAGCAAGCAAGGTGTTACCCATTCGATATGGTGAAGGAGCGTAGCCATCGATACTTACGCCGCCGCTGGATGGAGCTTGACGGCTTTGCCAGATATCAATCGAGATCATAAGTGCCGCTTCTTGAATTGCCGGTACTGTAGAAGGATCAAGATAAGTATCGGCTGAAAGTAAGCCGTACGGGTTAATTGGGTGGTATGGCTTCACAGCGTTATTGTTGCCTGTAATCGCATAAGTGATTGAGCGAGTGTCGAGACCTGTGATGGTCTTTGATCCATTGTGCTTAGATCCTGCGCCTGTAATGACTACTGTCTCGCCAACGTAAAGAACATCGACGATTGAATCTGCAAAATATGAAGTGCCTGTATTGGCGGTGTTGCTATGCCCAATAATTGAAAGGGTGTTAGACCAGATGAAAGGAAGCAGCACGTTATCTGCAGCGTCACAGACTTGTTGCAGGGTTGCGTCAGCATAGAGAGTACCTACGCCTAGAGCCGTGCGTAATTCTGCAACTGTTGTGAGTGCCATGCTAATCCTTTCTAAAGACTGGCGGCGGAGAAGGGCACTCCGCCGCCAGCGACTTAAGGGTGGCTTACGCCTTGTTGTTCTGGAATGCGCCTGCTGCAACCTTGGTCGCAATTGCGCCATAGCCGTAGTAGCCGATTGTTACCTGTCCTGCTGCTGTTGATTCTGCGCGTAGGCGGTAAGTAGGTGACTCGTACCATGTGTAAGCATCTGGGTTAACGATGAGGATTGTTCCATCGCTATCGCCAGCGTTAGTTGGATCGACGTAGAGGTTAAGACCTGCAACGTTACCTGTGAGAGATGTAGGTGCTACAACTCCGCCTGCATTCTGTGGCTGTGAAGCTGTGTAGATTGGACGTCCTGCATCGTTAAGGGACATGATGTTAGACCATTGTCCTGTAGATACAATCATGTTACGAGCAAATGGATTTGGAAGTCCTGCTGTTGCGCCGTAGACAGATGCTGATCCACGAGCAACAATTCCGAGAAGCTCGGCTGCTGTTGGATATGTTGCAACTGTAGTCGCGTCAACTGTTGCACCTGTGATGAGTGCTGCGTTTACTGCTGCGTTAGTTGACTTGGCATAAGCTGCTGCCATGTTGCGAACGAGTTCGTCGAAGAATGCTGGAGATGTACGATCTAGCAATTCTACTGAGAAGACCTGTTGTCCTGCGTACTTTGCAACGCTTACGCTTAGGAAGGCAGAGTTCTGATCTGTGTTAGAGAATGCTGCGTCTTCAGCTGCAACTGCAACTGTAGGCATTGCAGTGATCTTAGGAATCTCGAATGTCATACCTGCATCTGGAAGCACTCCACGAGAGATTGCATCGATTGATGGGCGGATAGTTGTACCGAGAGGGTTGATGATCTCTGAGAGTTGACGTGTTGGTACAAGACCAGCGTTGTCAGTTGTGTTGTCTGCTGCTGCGATGTACTGACGAGCTGAGTCATCGCCAAGTGCTGCGCGGATTGACTGCTCTGCGTACTTTGCAGCTGTTACTTCGATTCTTGGCTTTGTGTAAGCCATTGCTGTGACAGCAGGGCGAGCAGCTTCAACTGCGGCAGCCTCAACTGTAGGTGTTGCTTCGACTGCTG